TTGTTGATGGATTGATAGATCCTAATGCAGGAAGAGTAGCTATAGATGGTCTTAAGTGGATGAGTATGAAGTTAGCACCAAAGAAGTTTGGAGATATTCATAGGATGGAAGTCAAGCATGAGACTAGCTATGTGGATGCGTTGAAAGAGGTTAGTGGGATGATAGATAGTACAACTAGTAATGCACTACGCACGCACGAAGAAACTGAAGAAAACAAAACAATTCAATAGGTCGTTACATCACTTACCTGACGATTACGCAGGTTAAGTCATTGATTTAATTACATTTAGTATTTGTGGTTGGTACAGTGGTTGGTATAAAGGGTAGGATTTTAGGTGATTTTGCCTTTGACCCCCCCCTTTGATCGAGCATGGGGGCAGATAGAAAAATATATATATCTAACCAACCAAATACCAGGAACTGCAATGGGTTTTCTCCCCTACCATAGCAGGGGATAGGGTGGGAATGGATACAGCAACTGAAACATTATTGAAACTGCGTAATGATCCAGTTTTATTTGTAGAGAAGGTATTGAAGGCCACCCCCCAGAAGTGGCAAAAAGAGGCATTACTGGGCATCAAAAAAAATGATAAGGTGGCAATTCGGTCTGGACATGGTGTTGGTAAAACAGCTTTTCAGTCCTGGTTGATCTTATGGTGGATGTTAACACATTATCCATGCAAGATAGCCATTACTGGAAATACTCAGCACCAATTACAAGATGTTTTGTGGACTGAACTGGATAAGTGGTACAGGCAGTTACCAGAGGGTTTTAAGAACCAGTTAGACATTAAGGCTGACAAGATCTCCCTTCATGGGGCAAAAGACAGCTATGCAGTTTGCAGAGTAAGTAGGAGGGAAAGTCCAGAAAGTTTGCAGGGGTTTCATTCAGAAAATATGCTTTTTATTTGTGAAGAGGCCTCTGGTATTCCAGACATAATATTTCAAGTTGCCGAGGGTAGTTTATCTACAGCAGGTGCGAAGGTTGTCATGTGTGGAAATCCAACCAGGTCGGATGGGTATTTCTACGAGGCCTTTCATAGTATGAGGCACAGGTGGTTTACCATGAAGGTTAGCTGTTTAGAGAGTGAATATGTCTCTGAACAGTTTTTGGAAGATATGCGAACCAAGTATTCTGAAGATAGTAATATCTGGCGGGTCAGGGTTGCGGGTGAGTTTCCAAATCAGTCAGATGATGTGTTATTGCCAATGCATTTACTAGAAACTGCTGTTACCAGGGATGTTGAGCCTTCACCAACTACACCTGTTGTTTGGGGTGTTGATGTTGCCAGGTATGGCTCTGACAGGTCGGCCTTGGCTAAAAGGCGGGGTCAGGAGTTACTAGAGCCTATTAAGACTTATTCTGGCAAGGATATTATGGAAATGGCGGGGATAATTCTTACCGAGTATGAGGCGGTGAGGTATTCTGATAGACCGCAAGCTATTTATATTGATGCAATTGGTATTGGTGCGGGATTAGCTGACAGGTTGAAGGAATTGGATTTACCTGCGGTATCGATTTCGGTTTCTGAATCAGCCAGTTTAAAAGATAAGTTTGGCAGGTTAAGAGATGAGTTATTTTGGAATGCCAGGGAATGGTTTGAAGGCAGGGATGTAAAGATACCCCAGGATGATGCCTTGATACAGGAGTTAACCAGTATTCGATATAAATATTTATCTACTGGGAAATTAAAGATTGAGAGTAAGGATGAGATGAAACGCAGGGGTCAAAGATCTCCTGACGTTGCAGATAGTTTTGTTTTAACATTTGCTGACCAGGGAGCCTTGGCATCTGGTTCATATGGCAGGTGGAACAATAGGAAGGTTTTTAGGCCTGATACTTCATGGATTATTTAAATGAACAAAGATTACAGATTAAAGAATGCAGGTGTATCTGGATACAACAAGCCTAAAAGGACACCAAATCATCCAACAAAAAGTCATGTAGTTGTTGCCAAGGATGGTGACAAGATAAAGACCATTAGGTTTGGTCAGCAGGGTGTAACTGGCGATAAAAAAATGACTAAAAGAGCAAAGTCATTCAAGGCCAGGCATAGAAAGAATATTAATAATAAATTATCTGGTGCTTATTGGAGCAATAAGGTGAAGTGGTAATGCAACAGAATAATATTACAGCACCATTTTATGCACCAAATTTATCGACTAGTTTATTTCAAGAATATCCAAGTGTATTCCAAGACAAAACATTTGGATTGTTTAACAGGGCGGTAACACAGCCTTTTATAGATGCATTTGATTTACTGGGTAGAACTTATGAAACTGGTAAAAGAGGTATAGCCACTGGTATTGGTTCTTTATCCGATAATCCTAGGTTAACCAGAGATATTTACGGGTTAATGACCGCAGGTGAATTTGTTGCAGGCGGTAGTCCATTTGTATCTGGTTTGAATATGGGGTCTAAGGCCACCAATATTCCAAGAAACATTACGCAAAGAGATCTTGATTTAGTTGTAGATTTACCGACTGTTGGCAGTGAAGGATTTCCTATTAATAAATTAGTAGGTAAAAGAATAACACCATTTCCTGCTGATTTGATGAAAGGCGGTAGTTTTTACAGGGGCATAGATGATGCACCTATAGAGCCAGTGCCATTGCAGGGTGGATCCGATTTTCCATTGATGCGTAGTAGTGTTGATAAAGGTTTGGCTTTTGCTAATTTAGGAAAAGGCCAGGCAACACAACAAACATCAAGGGGTGCTGATTATGCTGTTGTAACAGCTATGAACCCACAAACTGTAGGCAAATTACCTTCTCAGGTATCAAATAAGAATATGAGAAGGATTTTAGGCCTACAGACCAAGTCATTTATTGATCAAGGTTATATTAAGCCAGAAAATGTAATGAAACTGGATAATTTAGTCAGGTCTATAGGGCAAACTAAAAAGGGTGCAGAAAAATTACAAAAATTTGTAGGTTTTCAGTCTCCTGATCTAATAAAATATTTAGATAGCCTGGATTTTGAAACAGCAAATAATTTTGCACAGGCATTGAATACAAGAAGAGCAAGAGATCTTGGAACACCTAATATTAATAGGATTTTACAAGAAACTATTAATCCTGTTGAGGCAGGCACTAATCCAATGGATAGTTTGATATTATTGGAGTTAAACAAAGGTGCAAGTCCAGTTAAAACGACTGATATAGGTGGTGTACCGCATTTAAGTTATGATTATGCAGTTTTAGGAAGGCCAGTAGCAAAATTTGAGGTTCCAGTACCTGCTGAAACGATTTTTCCTGATTTTTTCAGTGCTAGAAGGTTGGCGGGATCACCAAAAGGTTCTGATCCGAGGGCATTTACAATGTCTAATGTTGTACAAGACATTACACCAGAAATTGCCCAGGGTATGGCAACTAAAAAAATTGGAAGTATAAATTCTGCTCGTCATGCACAATTATTGACTGACACAATAAATTCAAATTGGAGAACTACAAAAACTCCAGTGAATCAAGGCGGATTAAAGCCAATTGAGATAGTGGATGGATTTGAGGATAACATCTTATCTGAAAGTTTAAGCAGGTATAGCCTTAAAGAAATTCAACAGGGTGCAAAAGATGGTTCATTAGTCTTTTATGGCCTGGGTGATGCTAAAACAGGCGGTAAAGTCTATTTTGGATTGAAAAAGAACACTGATTATGAAGCTGACTATGGATTTACCCATCCAGAGTTAACAAGAAATGAAGTTGGTGTTGTTGGGGTTATGAATAATGAACTAGGTTATGCATCAAAAGGTGTATCGGTTCCATCATCAATCTTGAAAGCAATTGAAAATGGTGCTACTGTCCTAGATGCCTATGCAGTGCCTTCTAAGAAGTTTCCGCAAGGGTTTTTGCCAAATTATTATCAAGAATTTGGTTTTAAACAACTTGGAAAAGTCAAATTTGACCCTAAATATGTAAGGGAGCCAGAGTTTGGCGGTAGTGAGCAAAAATATAGAAAGTTACTAGCACAATGGCGGATATCAGGTTGGGATGAAAGTTTAGGCTTTCCTGATCTGGTTATTATGAAATGGCAGGGTGTAGATGCAATTAGATCAAACGCAACGAGAAGATTTATACAAGAAGGTTCTCAAGGCTTTAGGCTCAGAGAAACTGAAGACATTATCACAGGTACAGAGAATTTCGCTGAACAATCAGCTACAGGACTTGGTCGAAGAAAATCAGGATCAAGTGGAAAAAGTGACAATAGAGGCGATCAAGGGCAGATACGAACTGGTGACAGAACACCTTTATCCACAGGATTTCGTAGAAACATCCAATCGCTTACAGGGGCAACCCCAGAACAACTAAGGTCGTATGGCCTTCTAACATAATCTTAAAATTTTAATAATTAGCAGGGGGCAATTATGAAACATTGTGCTGTATGTCCTTACCCATCGAAATGTACTGCAAGAGTAAAATGTCGTTTGGGCAAGATAGATGTAGAAGAAATTGAAATTGAAATACCAGATTCTGCACCTGTGAAGGCAACAAAAGAAACTACTAAAAGCACCAAAACAGTAAAAAAATCAAAAAAAACTACAAAGAAATAAATGACATTTAGCAATGCTCAATGTGAAAACAAAACTTGGTTGGGATGAGATCAAGGGCATTACTGTTATTGCTGATCAGGATATAAACCAGGGTGATTATGTCACTATATTTGATCCTGACTACGATTTGATTTTTGAAAAAACTTACATAGACCATATGCCAGAGGCACAAAAACATTATGTGCAAAACATGACTTATGAGTATGAGTTTGGTGTTGGTTATAAATTTGTACTGCCATTTGGACATGAGCCTTACATGAACCATGATCCAAATCCGAATGTTGATGAATTCGGCAAGGCATCAAGAAATATAAAAAGTGGAGATGAGTTAACCTGTGATTATGTACTTATGGACAGCAGATGTGTGGTGGGGTCTGAACCTTGGCTAGTTTAGTCTGTAACCTGCCTGCAACACAGGTTTATGTAAGAAAAGAATATTTGCGTGATCATGAAGATGGTCATGGTGAGTTTGTAAAAGGTGTTTGGGTATCAGCTAAATCCTTGGCAGGAAGAGCCTTTTACTTTGAGACATATTTGCCAGAGTATGGGGCATTGTTTGATAAGCTACCAATCTCGGCATTTGTAACAGAACCAAAAACACCAGATCCTGATTTGGATTTACCAAACTTACAGTTCTGGAATTGTATGGATTATGGAGTTATAGCCATACATAAACAGTTTATTGGCTCAATGGATGTAGAAGTTTTTACCAGAAACTTTGGATTGATGAGGGGTTATTATGTGGCCACCTTGGATAACTATCATATCAATTCTGATGAAGTTGATTGGTCTACAAGTGAACAGCCATCAGAGCATAAAAGTCATAATTTAATTGAATTGGAAAATGGTCAATATGGCCTGTATCCAAACAATAGAATGAGATTATACGATAATTCATTAACACCGCAGGAACCACTAAAGCCAGACTTTAAAGTATCTACTGAATACTACCAGGTAGAAAATGGAAATGATTGGGGCAGGCTTGGTGATACTGATGAGTATTTTTGGGAAACACCAGAAGAAAAGAAAAAATAATGTTTGTTGTTAGAACGTACCGCAGGCCAAAAAAAGATGTGCCTATTTTGGAAATGAAGTTGTGTGATGGTTGTGTCACTCCAAAGATGTGTAAAAAAAATTCCAATTGTGAAGTCAGAGATGAAATTGATCAAGAAAAACAACTTATCATAGAGAAAATACATGGCAGTAAAAAAGAAAAAAACGACATCAAAGAAAAAATCAATACCGACAAACCCAAAATTATACGCACAAGTAAAGGCAGAAACTAAACGCAAGTTTGATGTCTATCCATCCGCATATGCAAATGGATATCTGGTTAGGGAGTATAAGAAAAGAGGCGGTAAATATAGAACTGGTAAGGCATAATGGCTAAACCAAAAGGCGGATTAACCAAGTGGTTCAAGAAAGAAAAGTGGGTAGATATATCAGCACCTAAAAAAGGTGGCGGTTATGAAAAGTGTGGAAGGAAGTCTACAAAATCCTCAAAGCGAGGTTACCCAAAATGTGTGCCACAGGCCAAAGCTAAATCAATGACAAAATCACAGATCAAATCTGCTGTAGCTAGGAAGAGAGCCAATCCTAAAGCTAAAGTCAAAACAATTTTAAAAAAGGGTAAGTAATGCCAAAAATGAAAAACGATGAATTAAGTTCTATTATTAGTTCTGAAATTCAACAGGCACAAAACTACTTTGAATCAGAGTTTGCATCTGAAAGAATGAAGGCAATCGATTATTACCTGGGCGAACCTTTGGGCAATGAACGAGATGGTTTCAGCAGTGTGGTCAGTCATGATTTTGCTGACGTTGTAGAAACACTTATGCCATCATTAATGCGTATTTTTACCTCATCAGATAAGTATGTAAGATATGCACCAAGAACAGCCGAAGATACTGAAAAAGCTGAACAGCTTAGTGATTATGTGAATTACATAATACAGCAAGACAATGATGGATATAGAATATTACATACATTCATCAAGGACAGCCTGCTGTTTAAATTGGGTGTTGTAAAGTTTGGATGGGATGAGAGTTATGTTGTCCAGGAAGAGGAATACGACAATCTGCTTGAAGAGGAACTTGTTGCGTTACTGGCAAACCCAGACATTGATGTTGTGTCTCAAACCGAAAACACAGAAACATTAATTAATGATGATGGTGTAGAAACACAAGTTACCAGAAGTTACAACATGAAGGTCAGGATTAGAAAAAAGTCTGGCCGAGTTAAAATTGAGAATGTTCCACCAGAAGAATTTATATTTAATAAAAATGCTAAGAGTTTGGAAGATTGTCACTTCATTTGTCATAGAACACAAATGACAGTTTCTGACCTGGTATCAATGGGATACGATGAGGAGTTGGTTAAGCAGTATGCAGGTGATGTATATGGCGGTCAGGAAAGAGAAGAAAAGCAAAGACGATTTGAAGATATCGAAGGCGGTACATATCGTGATCCAGATGATGAAAGTCAAAAGGATGTTATAGTCAATCAGATCACAATGAAGATTGACGTAGATGGAGATGGTGTCAGTGAGTTAAGACAAATACTAGCTATTGGTGATAATGCAGAAGAAATATTAGAAAACGAAGTTTGTGATTATATTCCTTTTGCCTGTGTGTCTCCAATACTTATGCCACATAGATTAGTTGGTAGATCTATATTTGATGCTACCGAAGATCTACAAACCATCAAGACAACATTAATGAGACAGTACCTGGATAGTACCTATCACTCAGTATTGCCAAGACTGATTGTTCAAGAAGGGCAAACAAATCTTGATGATGTTTTAGATGGCACAGCAGGCGGTATCATTAGAGTAAGAAATGCGGGTGCTGTACAGCCATTACAGGCACAAGGGGTAGGAAGAGAAATACAGCCTCTTATGCAGTATCTGGATGAGGTTAAGGCCGATAGAACTGGTGTTAGCAGGCAGACACAAGGATTAGATCCATCTGTATTGCAATCAACTACAGCGAGTGCTGTACAAGCCACAGTTCGTGGATCTCAGGCCAAAGTCGAGAGTTATGCCAGGACAATAGCAGAAACAGGCATTAAGGATCTATTCAAAGGCATATTGCATATAATCACTAACTACCAACAACAGCCAAGGATTGTAAGGCTTAGAAATAAGTTTGTACCTATTGATCCACAAGAGGGTTCAAGTGGCTTTGACGTAGTTGTAAACGTAGGGTTAGGAACAGCAAATGAAGATCAAAAAGTTGCATTTCTCCAAAGCATTGCAAGTAAGCAAGAAGTTATTATGCAGACTTTGGGAGTTGATAATCCATTGTGTGGAATGGCTCAATACTCGAATACACTTAGGCAAATTGTGGATGTCCTTGGTTTCAAAGATTCAGACCAGTTTTTCAATCCTCCGCAATTGGTTCAGCAAAAAATTCAAGAGCAACAGCAAAGACAACAGCCTGCCCAACAAGATCCAGAAATCGCAAAAGTCCAAGCCGAAATTGAGGCAGAAAAAATCAAACTCGAAGCGAAAATCGAATTAGACAGAATGAAGGCCAATGCTGAAATTCAATTGAAAAAAGAAAAGGCAATGGCTGATTTAGAAATACGCAAACAGGAGATGGCTCTTGAGGCAGAACTTAGGGTTGCAAAAGCAGTTACAGACAGTGAAATCTCCACAAACCTTCCAAGGCAATAAAAATATATTAGGAGATGTTTTGTATCTCCTAATGTTGTCGGATTTTCACCATCATTGGAAAATGCATCAAGTCAAGAGGGTCATAGTTCCTCCGATGTATCATGGTCAATATAGGATCTGGTACAATAATAATGACCCTTTTGGCTTTTGTTTATGGGCATGGGTAAGTGATGAAATTTTAGAAAAACTGTTAAGCGAAGAATACAGAATGAAAGCTGATGATTGGCAGTCAGGTAATAATTTATATCTGGCAGAGTTTGTGGCTCCATTTGGTCAAACAAGGCAAATAGTTCGCAATATGAGACAATACATAAAAGATAATTTTGGTGAAGATGTTAAAGGGCATTGGTTTAGGCCTTCAAGAAAAAAAGTAGGCACAGCCATGTCAGGTAAAAAAGTAGCATAGGAGTATATCTATGGGTGAAAGTACCGATAGTTCAAGTGATTCTGACGAAAGCAATGAGGCACAAGAAAGATCCGATGAATTTGGAATAGGTCAAGATACTAGTCAATCTCAAGGTTTTTCAAGTCCAAGTGCTGAGGCAAGTTATAATCAAGCACAAAATGCAATGGCACAGGCAGTGGCTACAGGACAAAGTCCAACTAGTGTGGGTGCGGTTGGATTAGCTGATACAGTTGGTCTTGGTGCATTTGGTGGTATTGGCGGTGCATCTAGCACACAAAGTACAGCAGGAATGCAATCTTCAGCAGGTGATATGCTAGGTGGCAGTATGTCAATTACTGATCCAAATACTGGCCAAACTACTACATATTCACCAGATCAAGTGCCACAATTAGAATTGATGGCTCCTATTGGTTATGACCCTTTTAATATGAGAAATCAGATTAATACTATTTTAAAAGACAGAGATGCAAGAGGTTTATATACTCAAGTTACAAGAGATGATTTGGGGAATATAACTGGAGCATTTGATACAAATAATGTATTGGGGTTTGATGTTACGACATATACTGGACTAGATGACAATCCATATAATGAAGATCGAAGTTATATGGATGGTAATGACAATCCGATGACAACACCTACAGTTACAAATCCAATGACAGGCAAAGAACAATGTCCTGATGGATATGTATTTGATAATGATTTGCAGGCTTGCAGATTGAAAACAAAATCTGATGATGCTCTTAGAACACCTAAAGATCCAGTAGACATGAATGCACCTGCATTTACTAGAAATTATGCATTGTTAAATACAGCACCAGGTAATGTTCCGCAGGGATTTAATTATAATCAGGCTAACCAAGATTTTATGAGTAGGTTTGCAACAAGACCATCAATATTCAAGAAGCCTCCAAATCTACTTGGCTTTACACCATTTAGGAGTTCTTAGATGTCAAAAGAAGGTAGGTTGCATGATCAAATAAAAAAAGGTCAGCAAGTGGATGCAATAATAAAAAATCCAGTATTCACTGAAATTTTTGAAAATCTTGAAGAGCAATTTTTAAGTGCATGGAAAATGTCCAACATGAAGGACAGTGAAGAAAGAGAAAGAATTTATTACTTATACCAATCATTACAAGCACTCAAAGATGCCATGACAGGCATTAGCGGTAATGGAAGGTTAGCAAAGAGCCAATTAGATGAACTGATTGGCAGAAAATCAACACTTAATTAGGGGTAATTATGAGTGAAGAAAATAAAGCACTGGATATAAATTCAGCAGTAGCAGAAATGTTATTACCATTGGAAACCGAGAACAAGGTAACTCCTACAGATGGTGAGGCCGAGCCTGTAGAAAAGGCTCAAGTATCAGAAACCGAAGAGCAAGAGGAAGCCATTGATGAAAGTCAAGAGGTAGACACCGATGAGGGCGATGAGGCGGAAGATACAACTTTTGAAGAAGGTGAAACTGAAGAAGTCGAGGAAGAGGCTCCTACTCTCTATAAAATCAAAGTTGATGGTGTAGAAGAAGAGGTAACCCTGGATGAGGCTTTGAATGGTCACATGAGGCAAAAGAAATTCCACAGAGAGTTAAACAGCTTGCATCAAGATCGTAAATCGTTTGAGGCAGAAAAGTCCGAGACGAAACAACTGCAAGACAAGTTTAAACAGGGTTTAGCACAGCTTGATAAGCAATTACAAGTTGAAGAACCTAACTGGGATGAACTGCGTAGAACAAGATCTCAAGATGAATTTAATGCAATCTATACTGATTGGTCTATTAGACAGGATCAGAGGAAAAAAGTTCAAGCGGAGATCGACCAAATCACGAAACGAGAAAACGAAGAAAATGTTATCAAGTTTAATCAGCATATGAAAAATGAATATGAAAATATGTTGGAAAAAATTCCAGAATGGAAAAGTGAAAAGGTCATGAATGATGAGAGGAAGGAAGTCATTAACTATGCCAAATCTGTCATTGGTTACACTGATGATGAAATAGCAAATGCTGTTGACCATCGTGCAATTGTAACTTTGAGGAAGGCTATGAAGTTCGACAATCTCATGAAGAAAAAACCTAACTTAGTTAAGAAGGTTAAACAGGCACCAAAAATGGTGAAAGCAGGCACTCCTAGAACTAAGCAAGAAATTGTTTCAAGCCAGAATAAAAAGGTAAGAGATAAATTTTTGCAAAACAGCAATTTTGATAATGCTGTTGAATATCTTTTAAATCAAAACAAATAGCCAATAGGAGTTAATACGATGGCACAATTTACTACAGCAAACGCTGTTGGTGAAAGAGAGGATCTATCTGATATTATATACAGACTAGATACTACAGAAACACCTTTTTTCTCTACAGCGAAAAAGACAACTGTTAAGGGTACACTAACTGAATGGCAAGTCCAAGAGTTAGCTTCAGCAGGTCAAAACTCAGTCAACGAAGGTGCAGATGCAACATATGCAACACCGACAGCGACCACCAGATTAACGAATAATACACAAATCTCAGTCAAAGATTTTCAAATCTCTGGAACATTAGAGGCTGTTGATAAAGCAGGTAGAGATAAAGAAACTGCTTATCAGAAAGTCTTGAAAGGTCTTGAGTTAAGAAGAGACGTTGAGAAGATTATTACTGATCTTAACGTAGCGAAGTCTGGTTCTGACCCAAGAAAGTCAGCAACATTCATTACATTTGTAACAAATGGTAGTGCAGATCCTTCTGACATTTCATTTGCTACTGGTGATGGTTCTGATGTAGCTGATTTAACAGGTACTGAGCAGGCTCTTACATTAGCTAAGATTGATACTGCTACACAGCAGGCTTGGGAAGATGGGGGTAACCCTAGAATGCTCTTATGTGATGCCACGAATAAGGCAAATATTTCTGACCTCAGCCAGGCAGGAACAAACTTGGTAACAAACCAGGTCAACACAACACAAAACACTGCTCCCTCATTTATAGGATCTGTGTCAGTGATGATGAATGACTTTGGTCAATTATCAATTTCTATGAGCAGGTTCATGTCAAATGATAAAATTCATATCATTGACCCTGATCATATTATGATTGGTAACCTTGATGGAAGAAATTTCGTTGAGGCCGAGTTAGCCAAAACTGGTGATTCAATCAAGCACCAGATCGTATATGAGTGGACATATATGCCGACAGCACCAAAGGCTCATGCCTCTGTTATCGGCTTAAGTGGAGCTTAATAACAATTAGATAGGGAGGTTTCGGCCTCCCTAACAAAAGGTTTTTTTATGAAAAGATTAATTGAAAGAAATCCATATAGCCAAAAAGAAATATGGATGCATGACAATCCAGAAGGTGGTTATACCATTGAGGAAAAACAACACATAAGTGAAGTTTTGGATATTAATAAATCAAAAAGAAATGAATACAGAAAAGGCAGTTTAATCGGCAATACGCAAAAACATTGGCAACCTGTGGCTGAAATCCCTTCTATGATTTACATGGATCTTATGAAAAAGTTTGGAGATCCGCACAATAATCCAGAGGCACAGAAAAAGTGGAAAGCCTGGTTAAACGATATTGATAACAGATATTTTAGAACTAGCGGTGGTAACGTATGAGTATATCAACCTATGCAGAGTTAAAGACAGCAATTGCTAATTTTATGGCAAGGACTGATCTTACAGACCAGATACCCAACTTTATACAGTTAGCCGAGGCGAGGCTGTCTAGGGAATTGGAGACAAGAGATCAGGAAAAAAGAGCAAATGCGACTTTGACTGTAGGGGATGAATTTATAGCATTACCAACTGATTTAAGGGAAGTAAGGGAAGTAAAACTCAACACTTCACCAAATACAATTTTAGATTACAAAAGTCCTATACAGCTAGACAAAGACTTTCCATCTGGCGGTAATGGCAAACCTTTATCATATTCAATTGTTGGTGCTGAAATGAAATTAAGACCAGTGCCAGATAGTGCTTATACAGCAGAAATTATTTACATTGGTGGACTGACTGCATTGTCAGACAGTAATACAACCAATCAACTATTAACCAGGCATCCAGATGCATACTTATCTGGCAGTCTAGTTGAGGCCTATACATATTTAATGGATGAGGCCAGAGCCTCTACTTATGATGCAAAATTCACAAGGGCAATAGAGGAAATAAGAAAAGACGAACAGCGAAGTCATTATGGAACTGGATCACTTCACATAAGTTCAGTCTATGCAAGGCAATCATCATCAGCAAGTTAGGAGATAAAATATGTCAGCAATGAGTGATTATCTAGAGTTGAAATTTCTAGATCATTTTACAGGCACAGCCTCTACATCTGCACCATCCGCAGTATATCTAGGTCTTGCAACTGCAAGCCTTCAAGACGATGGTAGTGGTACAGAATTGACAGGAAATAATTATACTAGAAAAGCAATTACATTTGCTTCTGCATCAAGTGGATCTATAGCAAGTAACAGTGCTGTAGAATTTAATAGTGCAACTGGTTCGTGGGGTGACGTATCCCACTGGGGAATTTTTGATGCATCATCCAGTGGTAATTTATTATTTCATGGATCTTTTACAGCATCTAAAACAATTGCATCAGGTGATATTTTAAAAGTAGCAAGTGGTTCTTTAACTATCACTGCAAACTAGTGAGATTTAAATGCCATTAGGAACACCGCATTTAGATCAAATAACATCAAATCTTGATGAAATATCAGGAAGTTTAGATAGTGATGCAGACTTACAGAAAGTTGAATTTAATAACCCAACATTAGAACAACTTGATAGTTGGGGTACAATTGACTTTATTGCTACGTTTGGAAATATTGATAGCCTTTCAAGTTTGCAAGTTAGGCAGGCAACAGCATCAGCATCAACTGTAGCAACAGCTAGTGCAGAAATTCAATTCGCTATTGAAGTAGATGCCACAGTTTCAACAAGTGCTACAGCTACTGCAAGCGGTACAAGAATTAGAACTAATACAGCTACAGGAACAGCAAGTTCTACTGTATCTGCAACACCAACAAGAATAAGAACTTTTGGTTTTACTGTTGCAACAATAGGAACAGTAACTGCTACTGCTACATTTGAAGTAACTGTAGTGGCAAGTGGTTCTGTTAGTGCGACAGCATCTGCTAGTGCAATAAGAATACAGCAGGCAACAGCAAGTGCCTCTGTTAGTGCATCAGTTAGTGCAACTGCAAATATAGTTGTATTAGCAACCGCATCTGCATCAACCGAAGCCAGTGTTGTAGCTAATGCAAACTTCACAACTAATGTTTCAGCCACAGGAAGTGCAGAGGTTACAGGAACAGTAGATGCAAAAGTGCTAGGTGAAGATTGGACAAATATATCTGAAGGATCAGAAACCTGGTCAGAAATAGCAGATGGTGCAGAGGTATGGACAACACAAAATGTTGGAAGTGAGGTTTGGTTACAACGATGATTAAGTTTGGAGAATGGCTACCAGATCAGCCAGATTTAGAAAACAAAGGTGTAACTGTAGCCGAAAATGTAATACCTGCATTCGAGGGTTATAGATCATTAAATAGTCTAGGTAATTTGAGTAACCAGGCTACGAATGAAATTAAAAATATTTTTTCTGCAAAAGATAATTCTGGAAATGTAAAACTATTTGCAGGTGATGCAGGTAAACTTTATGAGTTTAACTCAGGAACATCAAACCTTGACGACATAAGTAAAGGTGGCGGATATACTCTAACTGATGCCGAAAGATGGAGATTTGTTCAGTTTGGCACAAGTGTTATTGTAGCAGGTGGTATAGCTGAAACTCTGCAAGAATTTACTCTTGGCACAGATAGTGTGTTTGCAGATTTAGGTGGCACACCGCCAAAAGCAGATTTTATTGCAGTGGTGCGAGATCAGGTTTGGACAGCCAATATTGATGAGGGATCTGGAAGGGTGCCATTTAGGGTAAGATGGTCTGGTATCAATGATGCAACTCAGTGGACTGTTGGAACTGACCAGGCGGACTTTCAAGACATACCTGATGCAGGTGCAATAACTGGTTTAGTTGGTGGTGAGTACGCAACCATACTTATGGAAAAAGCCATAGTAAGGGCATCATATGTAGGAACACCATTGATCTACCAGATTGATAAGGTTGAAACTGCAAGAGGTTGTACGTTCCCTGGATCAGTAGCACATATAGGAAATACAATTTTCTTTTTAAATGAAGATGGCTTTTATGCTTTTGATGGAATGCAATCAATCCCAATAGGGGCAGAGAAAATAAATAAGTTTTTCTTTGAAGATTTTAATAATGCATTCCCTGACAAAATGACAAGTGCTGTAGACCCAACAAACCAGATAGTTGTCTGGTCTTATGTGTCAAATGGAAATACTTCTGGATCAACTCCAGATAAATTATTGATTTACAATTATGCAATTAAAAGATGGTCAATAGCAAGTGTTAGTGTTGACTTGATAGCACCATTTTTTACAGCGGGATATACACTTGAAGGATTAGACAATCTAGCAAGCAACCTTGATGCATTGCCTGCACCATTAGATTCAAACCTTTATAAAGGTGGAGCATTCTTGTTTGGTGGATCGGTTAACAAAAGAATTACATCTTTTACTGGACAACCTTTGAGTGCAGTTATTGAAACATCAGAATTTGCTTTGAACAAAGGCAAACATTCTCTTGTAACTAGATCAGTGCCATATTTTAGAAATGGCTCAGTAACAGTACAAGTTGGTGCTAGAGACAGGCAGGATGATGATGTTACATTTTCAACAGCTAATTCATTGACTGATGAAGGGTTTGTTCAACATAGATCACAAGGCAGGTTTCACAGGATCAGAATGAACATATCTGGGTTCTGGGATTTTGCACAAGGATTTGACTTAGAAGGTCAACCACTGGGTAGAAGATGACCAGGGTAAGTAATTATAGAAGGCTTTCATCATTGGGTGATAATCCAAGAAATGTAGCCAATGTTGTAAACAATATCCTGGATGGCAAAGTTAATTCTACAGGGTCAATTACCCTGGCAAACAGTGCAACAACAACAACATTAAGTGATGATCGTCTTGGCGGTGACAGTGTCATATTGTTTATGCCAACAACAAGCGATGCATCGACTGTAACAATTCATGTGACAGGCAGACAAAAAGGGCAGGCAACATTAAATCATGCTAGTGCAACTACCACAAGATCCTTTGACTACGTCATTTTTGGATGAGTTTACACGATGCACAAAATGGATAAATGATGCATTAAGGTATGCACATAATAGTCATTCCGCAGAAGATGTATTTGCAATGTGCCAGGCAGGAGATGCACAGTTCTGGCCATACCATGACAGTGCGATTGTTACAGAAATAGTAAGTTACCCTAAACGCAGGGTTTTAAGATTTTGGCTTGCAGGTGGCAACTTGCAAACATTGCTAAAAGCAGAACCAGAGATTGTTGATTGGTCAAAACAATATGCCTGCAAAGGTGTTGAGATCAATGGCAGAAAAGGATGGGAAAGAGTTTTGAAAAGCTACAAACCATCATCAATAACTTTAGTGAAGGAAATATAAATGAGCAAAGGCGGAAGAAGTGGACAACAAACTGTTAACACTCAAGTTGAGCCTCCTGCATATGCAAAGCCATTTTTAGAATATGGCTTAAGTGAGGCAAAGTCGAGATATGATACAGGTGAGCCAAATTTTTATCCATTTCCAACTACTGTAGGTTTTTCTCCAGAAAGTGAAATGGCACTTGATATGGTTAGAGACAGGGCATTAGACCCAAACAGTTTGACTGCTCAATCGCAAAACGTAGTGCAACAAAATCTTATGGGAACTAATCCATTAATGAGTATGGCATTTCAGCCAGTGGTAGACACAATTGAAAGTAGATTTTCTAAAGCAGGTAGATATGGATCAGGAGCCAATCAATCAGCATTAGCATCAGGATTAGCACCTATTGCTTACAAAGCACAACAGGATGCCCTTAGAATGGCTCCAAATATACAAAACCTTGATGCACAACAATTGGCAAAGGTTGGTGGAGCAAGAGAAGCTGATGCAATGGCTACTCTTCAATCAGATATTGATAGGTTTAACTTTGAGCAAAACGTAGATGATCAAAGACTAGCTAATTACTTATCATTAGTTGGTGGCGGTACAGTAGGATCAAATACAGCACAACCAGTATTTAGAAACAGAGGAATGTCTGCACTAGGTGGTGCATTAGGCGGGGCACAATTAGCAAATCTAGCAGGTTTTGGTGGTGGCACTGGAGCATTGTTAGGTGGATTATTAGGGTATATGTAATATGAACAGGCCAATTAGTTTATTATATGGAAATGTAAATCCTAACACAGGATTACCAATTAATTCTTTGATTGCTGACCAGAACTTTCCTTCACCTGTAAGGGTTACTGGCCTAAAACAAATTGGTAATAATCCTTCATTTAATAAACATGTTACAATGAGATCAGGCAATCCAATTGTTCCAAGGCCTATGAATCAAGTTGGTGTAATTGCAGGAAATGATCCAAAACCTACATTATTAACACCAAATGAAACTTTAGGTAGTGATGCAAGTACAGGTTTATTGGGTACAAGTTTTTCAGATCCAAGAACTATGGGTGCATTAAACGCATCTGCTGAACTATTAAAGGCAGGTGGATATTCTGTTGGTAAGCCTGCTCCTACACTTGGTGAGGGTCTTGGCTTGGCATCACAGGCATTCGTAAAAGGTTATCAGGATCAACAAGACAGACTTGCAGGTAGACAGCAATCAAGTTTGAAAAACCAATTGGCAATGGCTCAGTATATGAATGACTTGCAGAAGATGCAGTTAGATATGCAAAAATCTGGTAAAGAAGATGCAAAGACTAAATTCACACAAGAAAAAGATTTACGAAAAGAATTTACAGCATTAGCAAAGCCATTTAGAGAAACCATTACTAACTTTAATAAAGCATATGCTTTTGCAAGTAAGAAAAATCCAACTGGGGCATCAGATATTGCTTTAGTATTTAGTTATATGAAAGCACTAGACCCAAGATCTGTTGTTAGAGAAAACGAGCAGGCCACAACCGAAAATGCGGGTGGTGTTCCTGCTTATATCAGAAATTTCTATAATAAATTACTAACTGGTCAAAAGTTTGATCCACAAGTTAGAGCAGATATATTAGATGCCTCAAAATCCTTGGTATTAGGACAAATACAATCACAAAAAGATCTTGAAAGCGAATATGCAGGATATTCACAAAGAAACAATCTCAATCAAGAAAATGTGTTTACATCCTTACTTCCAAAAGTAGGAACTTATTTAAATCCAATAAAAGTATCTTCGACAGAAGAGGCTGAAGAAAAACTAAAAGAAGGTCAATTTTTTGATCTAAATGGACAAATTGGGGTAATGAAGTAATGGCAAAAGCAGTATTATTAGGAGATAGTCCAGTTGCATCTCAACCTACACAAAACAAAGTTGGAAAATTAACAGGCATCACTCAATCAGCACTCCAAGGTTTGACATTAGGTTCCGCAGATGAATTGCAAGGATTAGTTGCAGGTTTATATTCAAAGTTTACTGAAGGTAAAGACTTTCAAACTGCCTATGATGAAACAGTAAATGCAATAAGAAGTGATCTAGCATCATTTAGAGAACAAGAGCCAGTATATGCATATGGATCAGAAATAGCAGGTAGTATACCAACAGCTATGTTTGGTGGAGCAAGATTGGCAAAAGCAGGAGTTGATGCAGTAAAGAGTGCAGGACTTATGGGCGGTGCATATGGCGGTCTAGCAACAGATAGCGGTGACCCAGTAGATAGAGCAGTAGGAACTGGTGTTGGTGCTTTAGCAGGCGGTACAATTCAAAAGGTTGCACCATATGCAACTGAAGGAGCAAAGGAACTTATAAAAAGAGGAGTTCCAGTTACTGTTGGTGATGCTGTAGGTGGTGGATTGAAAAAGGTTGAAGAGGCCATGACTTCAGTGCCATTTGTTGGTTCTGCAATTACAGGTGCAAAACAAAGAGCCAAAAAAGGTTTTGACAAAGCAATATTCCAGGAAGTGTTAGAGCCATTAAATCCATTATTAATGAACACAAAAAATGTTTTAAAAGGCTTGGAAGGCAGAGATTTATACGCAAAAACAGCAGACGTTATATCTGACCAATATGACAAAATTTTGCCAAAATTAAAGATGCCAAATA